CTCCGTTGATGAGCTCCTACATGCTTCCAAGTACGTAAAGACGTAACTTGGAAACAGCAGGCGAACTAATCCAAGGCTTACTCGATCCGAGGCCTCATTGAGGTCAAGGGTCGCATACCTTCCATTTTCGGAGCCGTATAAAGCTCCTACTTGGTTTGGGGATTGATCGGTGAAGTGAACATTGTCTTTTGTAAGATAATGTGACTCCACTAACTGTACGATGGCCCTACCCAGTCCTTGCTGAACCCATTGAAAATCAACAGGTTCGGCAGATATGAGTCGGGGCCCGCGAGAATCCTTCGGGACCAAGATTACCTTGGCCGGAAGATCTCTATCCGCGACACTTTTAAAAGTGTCGAACGAATCACACACGTGCCCAGTCGAAGCGCAAAAATACGCGTCGAAAGGATACATGTCTGTGATTCTCGCCGAGACATTAGTCCAACAGTATTTGCCCCAGAGTTGCTGCTTTGTAGCAACAACACCTGGGCCATGCCGGGGATTTATGTCTTTCGGGTCGAAGCGGCGGAAAACTCTTTCAAGAAGAGATTTCGCCTTGCGCGCTACTTTGGTCTGGTCATCCGCAGTAATGCGGCTGTCACGACTTTGGTAGCTAACTGCAACACGAGCCTCAAGGTCTTTGAAGCAAGTATGCAACGTACACAGGTCCTCTTCGGTTTTGGTAAACCGATTGATGACTGTTTGTGTTTGTTCATCAGAAAAGGGCAACTTGTACTTATAGTATAAGTACAGAATTTGCCTGATTACCTTGACGCTGTTCGCACAAGGGTGCTGAAGGAGCTCCCCGTTTGGTTGGAGCACGCGACTGAAGAACTCACCCAGAAATCTGGGAAGTTCACTATTCGGCAAGGATTCAAATCCGAGCTTCGTAGAGTTCAGTTTCGTGTCTCCAGCCAAGGCCTTATCAAAGGCCTTGCCCAGACGAGGAAGGGTTTTCGTGAGAAAACCGATACCTTCGGCACGTAGACGAGAGTTGACCTTTTTAAGGGTCAATTTAAGACTACGAGTGTTGAACACCAATCCATGAGCGTTTGAGACGTCATGGAGTAGTGCAGCGATGATTTGATTATTTCTATCATCTAGCCTATTACTAGGTGCCATATGGCCTCCTATGCTAGGCATGCAATACACCATGATGCATTCAACGAATACTCACTACATACGATTATGGCACAAATAAAGTACCAAAAACCGCCCGCTACGGCCTACGAAACAGTCACACTAAATGGCAAACCAAGGAACAAGTATAGTCCTTGGCGCTGTATAGTGTGGTGCGACGTAAACGTTGGCGGCAAGCCGATCTACGACAGGAACAGGGACGACTTCGATGCCTACTGGTTGAAAACAGGATCCTTGGTTTGGAAACCAAAGGGCCTTTTATTCATTCCAGATGAGCCGCGAGAGGTCGTTTATCCTTACTTCTTGTCATACGTCGGATAGCAGCGAGATAGTTATCTGTTAAGTGAGACGAGGTTGACGTAAAGGAGAGGTCCTTAAGTGGGTATAATCCCACTGCCAATTAAATGGCGGGAACATCTTTGAAGTCAACCGGATCAAACAAACACAGTAAAGAAGGGGCCCTACTTATCACTCCACCACGAGATGTACTCTTATAGGCATCTACCTCCAAAGCACAATTAAGTGCGCGCCAATTGAATGGCAAAAGACGGAAAGATACCAAGTACTTCTCTCAATGTTCTTGTGAGTAAGCTAGGCCCCTTCAATAACTACGGACAGTTCTCCAATGCCGAACGGGCTTTATAGCCCGCCAGACAACAGGAGAGAAGCACCAGTCCCAGTACCATCGTAGAGAATCGCCGTCGAGCTGCCATTATTGGCACAAAACGATAGAAGATTCGCGATAACATTGGCTGGCTCAGTCATGGCGAGCAGGCCCCCAACGGGGATATCTGCAACCATATAGACTGAAGTCGTAATCGGCGTCACCGAGTCCACGGTCGAAATGACAGTCTTGTCAAATCGAATCACGGATCGACGGCGTCGATTCAATCCAGAGCCCGTCTCGGCGTGTTTAACGCTTAGGCGGTGCTCTAGAGCCGGAGGTTCGTTAATTAACGCGAACACTCTGGCACGACCTTCTTGAATCAGGTGAGTGAACTCTTGTTCAGTACCCGAACTGTTCTTTACTTCGTTGGTGTTAAGTGTATTACTTAGCATGCTTTTGGTAGTGGAATAAGTCCACAAGCTTTGGTGACAAAAGTCACCTGGGTTTTAGACGCCGACTTCGTGCAATCACGAGAGAAGCGCCTAGTGTGATCTCGTTTAGAGATACACCGCTCGATAAGATCGAGCTATGTGACGGCATTGCAAGAGAACGACGATATGTCGTTTCCCTGATTGCTGGCAGAGATACAGCGGAAGTGTAATCGAGCATTTCACCGTGGAACATCGAAACGTTTACGTTTCTTCGTTCCACATAAATGGTGCGGGCTCTTTTCACAGACCACAGGTATCGCCGTATGTTTATCTTCGGTTCCAGGTTCAGAACTTTGAATTGATCTAGGAAGCGGCCTACAGAGGCCACCCAGTCAACGACAAAGGACCATGGAATAGCGTTCCAGATAATCTGAGGGTTAAAGTTAACTCCCAGACTGTCCAGTAAGCCAAGCAGTTGTGCATGCACAACTTGGTAACCAGTAAAATTATAATTGTACTGGATCTGAGCATGGAATAAAGAAGACTCGTGAATAACTTGACG